CGCCACGCACGCCGAGCGCGTTCATGGCGGCGAGTTCAGCATCTTTAGCGGCCAGTGCCAGAGCATTGCCAGCGATAGCCTTGCGGTGATCGTCAGCGGCCACAAGTTCAGCCGGGTAATCGGCAATCAGCTTATCGGCGATTTCGTCAGGAACCTCAGTGAAAGCCGACGGCTTAATCACGATGTCATCATGCTGAAAAATGCGCCCGCCTTTATTGTATAATTTCATGTTATTTTATCGTTCAATGTTTTGTTTTTACTGATGGAAAATTGGTGCCGGTTACGTTTCCGGCGCTCCTTTGTGGAGCCGTGCTAACTAGTCCAAACTATGCGGGCTTAGTAGCGGAAATACAGAACCTCTAAGTTGCGATAAACGCCCAAGCCGGTGTACTGGCCATAAGCAACGTCCTGGAATTGGAAGTTGTTAATGGTGTTCGGTTGGGTGGTGGTGAAGTCAACGGGGATGTCCATGCGGATCGAACGCTCATCCATGTTGTACAAGCAATAGATCTGCTTGCCCGAGCTACCCAGCACATCGAGATTGTTCGCGGCATCACCGTAGGCGAGCGGGTAAATCTTGAAGTTGTCATTCTGGGTTGCCAGCTTGAATGCTTTGGTGAGGTATTCGAGCATCGAGATGGTCGAAGTACCGGCAGTGGTGGGCAGCAAGGTCTGAAGGCCGAGGAAGTCGCTGTATGGCATCTGGAAATGCGTGGGCATTTGCGTGGAGCCGGTGGCAACGAAGTAGGCGTTAATCAGCGTGCGAACAAAGGTCGAGAAGTTCGCGGCAGACAGACCGGAGATCGGGGCGGTGATCAGCGAGGTGTTGATCGTGCAGTTCGGGTTGGTGAGGAGGCCGGTTACGCCGGTATCGGACACGGAGCCGAGGAACGCGATTTTCTGGAGACCCAAATCCCAGTTTTCTTTTCGCGAACGGTGTTTAGCCTCGATGGCATCCCAGTTGTTGGCTTGCAGCGCTTGTTCGATGTCGAAGATCGAATAGCCGATCTGTTTGGCCCAGTTGACGACCTTGATCGTCTTGCTTGCAACGGAGGCGTCGGACACGGCCAGACGGTCGCTATTGCTACCAGCGCCGATGTTACCGGACTCGAAAGAACCAGCGTTGGAGAACTCAAGGTTCGTGAGGATGTTTTGCGCGAAAGCACCATCACCCACGGAAACGGGGATGTAGTCGGCGAAGGGAACCTTGTAGAACTTCTGCATCGAGACCTGCTTTTTGATGTATGTCAGGGTGTCGATGGCGATTTGGAAGCCGGTAGCGGAGGTGTTAACGTCGCCGTTAGCATTGCGAAGGGAAAGACCCTGAGTGCTGCGCAAGGCGATAGCCTCGGGCTGACCCTTCCCGTTAGTGACGTATTGAATGGATTTCATGTGCGTTTAGTGAGTAGTTGATTAGTTGCGGTTAGGGTCGAAATTAGACGGCACCAGGAGCACCGACTTTGATCTCAACGCGAACGAGCTGTGCGGCGGCGGTGGGTTTATCGAGCAGGAATCCAACCTTGCCGTTGGTGGGGGAAACAAGGGTGGCAACGGTCGGGCCGGTGGAATCGAGCTGAACCGAAGCGCCACGGGCGGCGGCTGCGGAAGCCTCTAGGTAAACAACGGTGCCGTCGCAAGCGACCTCAATAGTCTGACCGGCAACGAAAAGATTTTTTTTGGGGCTGTAAATCGCCACGCCAAAAGGGGTGTCGGTAAGAGCGGAGCAGGCGTCCACGATGATCTCGGGACCAGCGATGTCTACGATCTTGAAGACCTGACCGGCCTGAAGGATGGTGGCGACGGAAGCGGGGTTGATCTTAACGGATTTGACGTTGAAGGACTTGGTCAAATCGACTTCACCGAGAACGGGAGTCTGGGCGAACTGATTCTGATTTTGGAAGGTGCTCATGATATTTAAGCGGTGGTGTTAGTTAGCGGTAGTGAGTTGGATGATCTGAAATTATTTAGCGGCAGGGGCGGCGGTGCCATAGCGGGTTTTCCCGGCGTCGAGTCGGTCGGACATAGAGCCGGCAGATACCTTTACGCCGTCTTGCGACACGCTGTTTTCAACGGAAGCGTTAGTCAGGATGCGGAAGAAGTCTTTCTTGGGGGCGGCGGCGGCGACCGGCGCGATTTCGGGATCGACAGCGGCGGGCGCGGTGTTCTCTTTTTTGTCTTCCGGTTTGCTTTCGCATTCGTCTTTCGCCTTTTCCTCTTTCATGTCGTTGAGCTTGTTATAAGCGGCAACGAGGTCGCTGAGCTTCACGGCTTTGCCTTTCACGTCGAAAGCTTTGTCTCCGTCGATGCCGTCAGCCTTGGAGTTCTCGCGGGCGGCGATGAGGTCGCCGATAGTGACTTTTTCACCTCCGGAAAGCTCGATCTCGCTATCAGCGGAGATGTCGGTTGCGGTTGCGGATGCGGGAACGGTGGCGACGGCGTTTTCTTTAACGACTTCGGCAACGGCGGTAGCCCCTTCAGAGGAGGCGGGTTGTTTAGACCAGAATTTGAACAGATTCATGGGATTGGATTGGTTGTTGGATTGCTTGCTATTCAGTCGAATGGTTGCCCCCTCGTATCGTGGGTTGTCTACGATAGCTAGGTGTTCGCCCGAAAATTGGAGAATTTCTTCTTGGTACTTGATAGCGTTGCGCTCGCCGCCGTTGCCGGTCTTGGTGACTTTATAGGCGCACGAAACAAGCCCGACTTTGTTGATGGCGTCTTTGGCTTTGTCCGCGAAAACGGTTCCCTCAACGTAGAACCATCCGTCGGACGAATCAAAGTATGCCTTTGTGATATACCCACTAGCGTCGCGCTCCATCGTGTCCGGTTCCACGTGCTTATGGTTGAGGCGTGGAGTGAGTATAAGCGGACGACCGACGAAAGTTTGAATCGAATTGGAAATGCTTTCGTGCGACAGAAGCGCGAGTCCGCATCCTTGGTCTTCATACGAAACGAGACCCGGCAAAAGAACGCGAGCGCGGAAGTTATTCGCCCAAGTCTTAGCGTTTAACCGGCGGGCATTTACGATGCGGAATGATGGGGCGTCACTCATTGGGTGTTGGGATTAGTGGCAAAGGACAGCACCGACAATTCCAGTCTTCGCCGGGGTTGTTTCGGTCGCCAGTTGCGTGATTAGTAACAGGCGGCGAATCCCATGAGAACTGATGCCCTTCAAGCACGCGGTGACCTGGACGAACGCGCTCATCGAGTCGCGTTTGCCAGATGTAGGACTCAGCCCCGATTGATTTGTAAAGCCTCTCACGTTCCTTTGCTATAAATAGGGCTGTTTCACGCTCCGCAATTGCTTTTGTGCGGGTGCGGACTCGTTCGAGTGCGACGTTTATCAATTCGCGCAGCTTGGTAATGCTTGCGCCTTCAAGTTCGTTTTTGGCGATGGCGGCGGCAATGTCACGGGCGGATTCCGCCACTGTTTTTTTTATAGCGTCATCGACTTGCGCCTTTAGGTCGGCGAGGTCGGCGATGCTTAGTTTAACGTCTGGAACGACGACAGGCGTCGGAACGGTCTTCTTGAGCTGCTCGACGACGTTACGGTCAATGACCATAGCGGCGGCGGTTGTGTTGATATCGGTTTCTGCATGCTCTACGTTGGAGCCGATAAGCAGAAGTAGCGCGGCGAGACCGGCGTGAAGTTCGCGGCTCTTTACGGTGGCTACGGCGACTGCTTGTTTGATCTCAATTGGCAGCGCGGACGCATCGAGCTTAAATGATTTCGTCCATTTTGAGAACTTGGCCCCTAACTCACGAAGCCCGCGGCTTGTTCCTGCGTTAAAATGGCCGGTAAATAAGCCGTCGTGATAGACGATGATACCCGCAGCGATTGCGCCAGCCAAAAGCGATTGATTGGCATTCCTGCGATTGTTTGTCAGGTCGTCTTCCCAGTCGGCAAGCGCGTCGACAATGGGAAACTCCAAAACGTCTTCGGCGTAGGCGAGGATCGGGCGATATAGCGCCTCGGTGTGTTCGTCGTAGTGTTTAACGCCTGCGCAGACTCGTTTGGCCATGATGTCAGTTTTGAGATTAAGCAGACTTGCGGGCGTTCATGCGGCGAACTTGGGCGGACTGGATAAGCTCGCGGAAAGTTGAGAGGGCGTTTTTCTTGTCCTTCTTCTTATCGGACTTAGCGGGTTTTTTGTCCTTCGCATCTTTGCCGTCGCCTTCGCTGGAATCCATCGGACCAACGGGCACGCGAGCGCCGGTTAGTACTTCGCTTTCGACGTTTAGCAGTTTGTCTTTATGCAAGGACTCCATGACTTCCTGACCGCTGAGCAAGTCGCGGTCGTATAGTGCCAAGGCGCGCGTCTGCTTCTTGTTTGCCACGTCTTCCTCTTCGCTCGCGTTGAGAATCCGCAGCGGGTGAAACTTAGTAGTAAACTCGGGAATGAAGCCGAATAGCTGTTGCATGCGCAGCTTCACGACTTCATCCACCATCGGCAGTGCCTTTTCCCGCACGTCGCCTTCGACTAATGCGTTGTAATTTTCCGTTGAGTCCTCGCCGGATGAGAAACCGGATGCAGAGTCGCCGAATAGCTTGTTGTAGGGTATTTTGAAAGCGGCGCATAGATTGACGCGGCACTCCATGAGGATGTCAGCGAGACCGCCAAACGCGATTTGCTTTTGCGCGTAGTCGTCGTTGCTATCCATCACGAGCGCGTTCTTGTAGTTCTTGAGTAGGTTGCTCAGCTGAATGCGCATTTGGATGAGCTGCGTTCCTTGGGCCGATGCCAGAGTTTCGTTGAATTGCTGTATCTTGTAAACGTCGATTTTTGCCTCGTCGATCAGCTCATAGACCATATTCTGAAACTTGATGTAAGCGTTCATTTCGCGCATACACCGCTCAAGCTCGCTCATGCCCCAGCCTTGCAAGCGTTGGCGGATGTAAGACGGAGCCTCGCGGCCTAGCATACGCACAACGCGGGTCGTGTGAACCATTTTCCCGTAATAGTTATACGGGCGTTCCTCGGGAATGTCGTCCAGGTCGGGATTGCCGTATTGCAGGCCGCTGATGGAGATTTTCGAGAGGATAAGCTCCCAACGGTCGGAAGGGATGAACGCAAGTTTGGAGTCGGGGCCAAATGCTTCGATGTCAAGCGGCGTGGTGAAATCCTGCTCGCTCGCCACGATTAGGCCAGCACCGCCGTAAAGCCGCGCCCATTTGCACGTCGCCTTTATTTGCTCCATATCTCGGCATGTTCGCATCTTGCGGTGAAGCTCGGCGAGTTGATCCTCGTCTAGCTCGGCGCACTCGATTTCGATGCCGCCACGGAAAGCGTCGTCAACCGGCGCGTCGATAGCGGTCTGAACTAGGCCATAGCTCATGTAGCCGTAACTGAGCGCGATACGGTTAAGCGTGAAAGGCGTATATGCCGCACCTTGCACGAATGTCCACGGTTGCGCGATAACCTCCGATTGCCCGCTCATTCCGGCCCCTGCGCCGCCGACTAGATCATTGAGGTCATTGTTAAGGACTTGGCCGTCTAAATGGTCTTGGTTGGCTTCGCTCATATCGTTTATTGGACTACCTATGGCGACAGCGCGGAGGCTTGCCAATTGAAAACAATTTGACGCATTGGCGTGAACGGCGGCATGATGCATGGCAACAGGTAGCCAAGCCTGGGCCGAGCGTGACGGGGTTTCCATGTTTTCCCTCGATATATTTTCCGGCTGCTAGGTGTTCACGGTTAATCCTAGCGATCCTCCACTTTGCGCATGGCCCAAGCGGTCAAGGCGCTTTCGGGTGCGTTATGCGTGCCCAGTCTTTTTGCTTTACTTCGGCATGGGTTATTGACCTACTTTCACCAGTCAAAAGGCGTGAGACCCGTTTGACCGTTCATTAAATCGTTAGAGTCTAAACAATTTTCCGCCTTGATTCGTGCATCGCCGTGGACTCCGGCATCTCACTTTGCATGAACTTGGCGGATTTTCAGTTTTAACATCATGACTTCAATCATCAAGTGCACTCGCAATCGTGAGTATGCCAAGATAAGCAATAAACTGCTTCAGAATAACAAGCTAAGCCTCAAGGCTCGCGGCTTAATGGCTTACATTCTAAGCCTTCCTGATACATGGGAGATTTGCGTTGAGCACCTATACGAAAACGCATCAGACCATGACGGCAGAACATCGGTCACGGGAGCAATGCACGAACTGCGCGATTTTGGGTACTTGCATTTAGAACGCTTGATTGGTGAAAAAGGGCAAATGGCTGGTAGTCGTTGGCTGGCATTTGACGATCCGTCGGAAAACCAATTTCTTAAATTGTCCGAGAGTTCGGTTTCCCGATTGTCGGTTTCCCCGAATGTCGGAAAACCAGCGACTATAAAGGAAACAGAGAATAAAGTACATACTGAGACAAAGGAAACAGAACAAATGAACAAAGGTCGGCTGTCTGCCGACGAGGCTTGTTTTTCTGATAAACCCCAAAGCAGGCACAAAAAGACTCTCGCCCTATCTCCTGCATGGCAAGAGGTCGAATCTCACGCCAAACGCGAAGGAATCAACCTTTCCGCCGCCTTGCGGTTCTTTAAGTTGAACCAGTTTCACGGATGGCGCACAAAAACGGGCCCGATTCGTAAATGGAAGTGCGCCTTGGTCGCCTACGTTAATGCAGAACCGGCTAACGCACAAAAGCGCGACAAGATGACAAACGACGAGTTCTGGAATTGGGCAAAAGCTGAGTTTGATGAGGACGAGCTTGCTCACGCTGGCCCGTGGGTTACTGCGTGCATTAAAAATGGATGGATGAAAACCAATGCGATAACCGGCCAAACTGAGCCAATTGGAGATTTCAAGTCGGCCTGCCGCGCATGGGTCGATGAGTGCATGGCCATGAACATTTATCGCTAAAATAACCGAAGAACGCGCTTGCAATGCGGGATTTGTTGTAAGGGCATGAGGGTGAAACAAGTTAAAACCAATCAAACATGCTACATCACAACAAAGTGCCAAATCTGGTAGTCAACCCGAAGGCCGCAAAGAACGTAAAGCCGCAACGCAAGGCAACCGACGCGCTGCGAAAGCAGATCATCGCAATGAAGCTGGCAAAGCGGCTATCCGCTGACATCGTGGCCGAGACCGGCGCGAGTGAGTCCATCATTCAGAACACTTGGAAAGAGTACCGGAAGGCCAATCCTGATGCGGCCAAAGTGCCGACGGGCAATTACAAGATGGTCGATAAAGACCGCTACGTCAAAAAGCCGGGGGAACTGATCTAAACGTGAATATCAAGCTACACAAAAACGGCACGATGCCGAAGCGTGCGCATTTCGACGACGCGGGCCTTGATTGCTACGCTCGCGCCGACTGCGTGATTGAGCCTGGCGCAACTGTGATCGTGCCGCTTGGCTTTAGCGTGGAGCTGCCACTTGGCATCGAGCTGCAAGTGCGCGGGCGGTCGTCCATGGCCGCAAAGGGCATTTGGTGTCACCTCGGCACCGTGGATAGCGGATACCGTGGTGAGGTCAGCGCGATTCTCCACAACTTGACCGCGCACGATTACGCAATCAAGGAAGGCGACCGCGTTGCTCAGGCTGTGCTCGCATCGTTCCGCTCACTTCCGCTTAACACGGTTGATGAGCTGGGAGAGAGCAAGCGCGGTGTCGGCGGTTTCGGTAGCACTGGCGTTTAATCTTACTGCCTAGGCTTAATCGCCTAGGCTTTTGTGTGTTCACTTTTTGGGCACGCGCATCACGTCGAAGATGGATAGCGGCTTGCCTAAAAGCAAGTTGAGCGAATCGGTAAAAACGTCAGTTTGGTCGTCGTGTTTCGCTTTACCATCGGCGCGAAACTCCGACAATTCAGAGACAAGCGCGTTGACCCACGGAGCGTCTCCGTTGCGGGGATCGAAACCATTCCAGTCTCCACGAACGGCAGAATTTCAT